TACGGGCAAGGCTGCGGTGCTGGAGGGCTTTCGCTTCCTCGGCATCGAGCGCGAGGAGTCGTACCTCGCCATCGCCAAGGCACGCATCGACGCCGCCGTCGAGGAGGCTAGCAAGCAACGGCAGGGAGCACTGTTTGCTCCCTGAACGCTGGACGCGCCTCGACCCGCACCCCGAGCAGGGTCGCTTGATCAGCAGCGCCGCACGCTTCCGCGTCGTGGCCGCTGGCCGCCGCTCGGGCAAGACCGAGACCGCCAAGCGCAGGCTCGTCCTGCAAGCCCTCGACCCGCCCGACGTGGCGGTGCCGACGTACATCGCAGGCGCACCTACCCGCGACCAAGCCCGCCGCATCTTCTGGGATGACCTCAAGGCGTTATGCGCCCGCGAGTGGATCGAGGAAGTCCGCGAGGTGGACCTGACCATCCGCCTGCGGACAGGCAGCCGGATCATGGTCGTGGGCCTTGACCGCCCGCAGCGCATCGAGGGTGTCGCCATCGACGGGGCCGTGCTTGACGAGTACGCCGAGTGCCGCCCCGAGGCGTGGACGCAAAGCCTGCGCCCTGCGCTGTCAACCCGTGGCCGCCCCGGCTGGTGCTGGTTCACCGGGCGACCAAAGGGGCGCAACCACTTCTACGAGTTATGGCGTGACGCCAAGACGCGCACCGACTGGGACAGCTTTCACTGGGTCAGCGCCGACATCCTCGGCCCCGAGGAGATCGAGGCAGCCCGCCGCGACCTCGACCCGCTCACGTTCCAGCAGGAGTACGAAGCCGACTTCGTTAGCTTTGAGGGCCGCGCCTACTACCAGTTCGACGCCAACGTCCACCTGCGTCGGCTGGAGTACGACCCCAGCCAGCCCGTCGTGTTCTGCTTCGACTTCAACGTGGACCCGGGCGTCTGCGCCATCCTGCAAGAGCAGACCTTGCCCAGCATCCACGGCCCGCTGCTGACTACCTGCGCCATTGCGGAGGTCTACATCCCCCGCAACAGCAACACGCCCGCCGTCTGCCGCAAGCTGGCCCTCGACTGGGGCAAGCACAAGGGTCCGGTCTACGTCTACGGCGACGCCACGGGCGGTGCCCGCAAGTCCAGCCAAACGCAGGGCAGCGACTGGGACCTCGTGCGCGAGTACCTGCGCCCGCACTTCGACCTTCACTGGCGCGTGGCTAAGAGCAACCCGCCCGAGCGCGAGCGCGTGAATGCAGTCAACGCCCGGCTCAAGTCAGCCGCTGGCCTCGTCCGCTTCGCAGTCGATCCAACCAAGGCTCCGCATCTCGTCCAAGACCTCGAAGGTGTCTGCCTCTTACAAGGCGGCAGCGGCGAGCTAGACAAGAAGCGCGACCCCTCACTCACGCACATCTCAGACGCTTTCGGGTATTACTTGGCCGCCAAGTACTCCCTCAGCGCACACCGAACGGCATTTGACTAATGGCAACAAGCAGCACCATCGGCAACTGGCATCCTGCGCGTCAGAACGCAGAAGACGATTGGCAAGTCACACGCGCATTGCGTGGTGGCACTACGGCTATGCGCAGCCTCGGGGAGCTGTTCCTCCCCAAGGACTGGCGCGAGCTGCGTAAGCCCGACGAGTACCTCAAGCGGCTCAAGATGTCGTTCCTGTTCCCGGCCTACGACGACACGGTCCGCAAGGTGTCGAGCCGCCCGTTCCAGAAGGGCGTGAGCGTGACCGAGACCGGCAACCCGCTGATCGACGAGCTGCAAGCCGACTGCGACCGCAAGGGCACCAGCCTGACCAGCTTCGCCCGCATGCTGCATGACATGGCGTGCGACCGGGGTGTGGGCCACTTCCTCGTGGACCTCCCTGCCGTGCAGGCCAACAGCCTCGCCCAGCAGATCGAGCTGGACATCCGGCCCTACTTCTCGCTCGTGCACCCCGACAACCTCATCAACTGGGGCTGGGTGCAGGACGCCACCGGGCGCGACGTGCTGGACTTCGTCTGCATCTACGAGCAGGCCGACGTGATGGACCCGGCGGACCAGTTCCGCGCCAAGCGCATTGAGCGCATCCGCTACTGGTCCCGCGAGGCGTGGCAGATTTGGGAACGCGACCGCGTGCAGACGGATCAGGTCAAGCGGGGCTTTGCCCTCGGCTCCAACGACCTCATCCAGACTCCGACGCAGTCGCTCCAGCACAACGGCAGCGACCAGTCGCAGGCGTACGCGCTCGTGCGCGAGGGCACCAACGTCCTCGGCATGGTGCCGCTGGTGACCTACTACACCCACAAGCGGGAGCCGCTGACCGGCAAGCCGCCGCTGCTCGACCTCGCGTGGCTCAACGTCAAGCACTGGCAGACCTCGTCGCAGCAGAACTACATCCTGCACTACGTCCGTGCGCCCATGATCCAAGGCAAGGGCCTGACGGCGGAACAGATCGAGCAAGGCGTGACCCTTGGGGCTGGTGCCACGATGTTGAGCACCGACCCCAACTTTGCCATGAGCTACCTTGAGCCTTCTGGAGGGGCTACGCAGGCAGGCCGCGAGGACATTCAGGACACCGAGCAGCAGATGGCTGCCCTCGGGATGCAACCGCTGCTGGTCACCACAGGCCCCGACACGGCCACGGGCGCGACCATCGACGAGGTCAGGGCGCAGTCCGAGGCGCAAGCATGGGCCGAGTCGCTGGAGTGGGCGTTGTACAAAGGATACCAGATGGCCGCCGCGTGGATCGGCTACCCGCTGCCCGATGACTTCGACGTGACCGTCTTCCGCGACTTCGGGCTGGTCATGCGGTCGGCCCAAGACCTTGCCATGTTGCAAGCCGACGCCGCCGCCGGGCGCGTCACCACCGAGCGGTACTTGCTGGAGGCCAAGCGGCGCGGGCTGTACGGCGACGACCTTGATCCTGCCGAGCAGGCCGCGCTGGCGGGCGAGTCGGCAGCCAACCTGCCCATGGCTGGCCTCGTGCCCGTTCGCGCCCCGGAAGAGCCGGAGGAAGCAGCGCAGGCAGGTGCGTAGCCTGCCGCCCCCGGTCCTGTGCTCTTGCTGCTCCAAGATCATCATGGAGGGCAAGGCACCGCGACCGGGGCACGTGGTGCTATGCCGTGAGTGCATCGACCGCCTGACCAGCCGGTACAACCACTGCGATCAGTGCTTCGGGACCATCGACCAACGGGTCAGCCTGTCCCACTTCGTGGTGGGGTACGGCATCTTGTGCGATTCCTGCTACGTCGAGACCAAACACCAGCCGAGCGACGATGACGAGCCTGCCTGACAGCAACAAGACCGCCAACGAGCGGGTGATGAGCCGGACCATCCGGCACTCGGTCTACCTCCAGCGGTACGCCGCCGGGGCCAGCCGCGACGTGATCGGCTTCCTTGAGGAGTTCGTGTTCCCAGACCTGCTGGGCAAGCTCCAGAGCCGTCTGGACCGCATCAAGGCACGCGGCATCGACTCGGGGCCGTGGACCACCAAACGCTACCAGACCATGCTGGGCGACCTGTGGACCGTCCTGCGTGACGGCACCAAGGAGGCCAACAAGATCGTCAAGGCCGACCTTGTGGAGCTGTCCAAGGTCGAGGCGGACCACGTCCTGCGGTCGCTGTCGGGCTCCGTTCCCGCCGACCTCGACGTGACCTTCCGAGGGCTGGACCTGCGGTCCGTCCAGACCGTAGTCAACCAGCCTATCGTGGGGGCTCCCATGAAGGACTGGTGGGCAGGGCTGGCCGAGCAAACCCAGCGGCGGGTCGAGCAGCAGATCGGCATTGGCATGACGCAGGGGGAGACCTCGGAGCAGATCATGCGCCGCGTCCGGGGTACGCAGGCGGCTGGCTTCACCGACGGGGCGCTCAACGTCACCCGGTCGCAGGCCGCCGCGGTCGTCAAGACCGCCGTCAATCAGGTCAGCACCCAGACCCGCCGGGCCACGTTCCAAGAGAACGGCGACCTCGTAAAGGGCTACCGTTGGCTGTCCACGCTAGATAGCAACACCACGCCCATCTGCCGCGAGCGCGACGGCAAGGTCTACCCGGTGGACTCCAACGACCTACCGCCAGCTCATTGGAACTGCCGCTCGACCATCACCCCCATCCTTAAGAGCTTCCGCGAGATGGGTATCGACAAGGACGAGTTGGAGCCAAGCACGAGGGCCTCAGTCAACGGGCAGGTGCCAGCCACCACGACCTACGAGGAATGG